GTATTTAGTGTCCTTATAGGCGATTTTAGAGGGGTCTCAGAGTATTCTGGGAGTTGTGTGGGGATTTTATGATATTCCGGGAAAGTGGGGGTTGACGTGTGAGAACTTATGTGCTAGGCTGACGCACGGTAAGATAACAAGACTCTGAGGGCTTTATAGGGTATTATAAGGGTTACTGAGGGCTTTAAAGGCATAAGTATCAGGTATCAGAGGGATTAACAGGACATTATTGATACTAATTCGTATTATTATCACCCTTTAATAAGAATAATTATCACACAAATAAAACACGTAAGTATATTTAAAAATACATTTTTTTATTGATTTCCTAACATTTAAAGGTTTAATTACATAAAAACGCATTAAAAAGCAGAGGATTACCAGTCCTCTGCCTATAAACCACATCACCAAATAACCTTGATTATCTACACTCTATGGAAGTCACTTTGTTTACTTAGATGAGGCAAACTCCCTTCCTCTTGTTACTATCAGATAGCAGTCAAATCGTTGATAGTAATGATTTCTAGTTCAGTGATATTATTGTTGAAATGTTCTTCCCATTCTTTGTATAGAGAGTAAGACTCTTCAATCATATCTTGCTCTACTAGATTAACGATTTGTTGTTGAACTTGCTCTAGGATAATAGCAAGCATTGAATCCTTTTGTGCGTTGTTCATTGTTGTGATTGAGCAGTGTTTTCGATTGTGTTAATGGCGCGATTGCCTAGGTTTGCTAACCCTTGGAATCCTACTGTTGAGAGTATAACTCCAGTGACAATACCAATCAGAAACTTAGTCATAGGTTACACGGTTCAGTGTCAGGGGTTTCGGTGATTGTTTCTTGAATTGTGATAACTGAATTGTTTGGTGTTAGGTAATCCGTTTGAATAAGATTCGGTCCGATGATACTTTGACCGACGATAGTCGAAGACAGAGCGGTAGCGAATGTGGATGCAATCAGGAGTTCAATCATTGTACGTTAAGAGGTTCAGAGTGAGAGTAAAGGTGACCAGCAAGATTACCGAAGTTTTGTTTCCTTGCTTGATATTCAGACCTGGCAAGAATGGTTTTAACTTGATTCGATCTTGAGTCTTTCCAAATGAACTTTTTGAATGTCTTTTGCATTATCAATCAGTTAAACAGTGCGTGAATCTTGTTGCGAATGCTATACACATCTTCTGCATCAAACTCATCGTCATCAAGTGCATGTCCAACGAAGTTGTAAATCATATCCCACTGCTCTTCAGTGAACAGATTGCGGTAGATTGTCTTGGAAAGGTCTTGGTTAGTCATTTGGTTTGTGTTAGTGAAGTGGTGGGGATTGTGTCCCTCATACTACTAGGACACTTTGAAGGTGAGTAACTTTAATCAGTCGCGGATTCCGCCGAGAAGATTAAACTTAGTCCAAATCTCTTTGTATGCGATACGCTTACCGTCAACCTGGAAAGTATAACGCAACTGTCCTTTTACAGTCTTGCTAACCTTACAAGTCAGGCAAATCTCACCTGTGCGAGTGCCATTCAAATCGTACTTTGCGAAGTAGTGATGACAAACTCCATCGAGGCGATAATCAACAACTCCGTTGCGTTGCTGATAGTTTTCGAGAGCAAGTTGCTCGCTGAGTTTGATGGAATCGAGAAGGTCGTTAGTGCTCATACTACTAGGACACTTTCAAGGTGAGTAACTTTAATTGTCAGTCGAGTTTGATACCATTACCAAAAGGAACTTTGCCATCCTTTGTTGATACAAACCAGTTGAAGTTCTTTTGATACACATACTCTCCATTTCCGTGCTCGGAGAGAATAGCATTCAAACGTGATTTGGTCGTGTGAGTTTGATGTCCGCCATCAAACAATTCCAACCATGTATCACCTACCATAGCAATCAGATTGCTATACAGATAGACAAAACTTACGCCTTCAATGTTAATCACTTGAGTGTTATCCTTTTTCCAGTCAATCTCTTTGGAGATTGCTTGATTCATTTGGCGTTCGATGACTCGCATGGTGGTTGTTTCAGTGGTGATACTACTAGGACACTTTGGAGGTGAGTAACTTTAATCGAGGTAGATGTCTGGTCCTTCGACATCACAAAACTCGCTCAAGTAATAATCAATACTTAAACCAAGTTCTGATGCTTCAGAATTAAATTGATGGTATTGATCATGAGTGAGAATAAAGAAATCAGTTTCAATCATGATCAGAAATGTTCCATACTGTAGTGGGTTGAGGTGTAATCAAACCAGCGCGGATTGCTTCACGTTGCTGATGCTCACGCTCCAACTGTTTGAGATAGTTTGCCATTGCAATTTGCACTGCAACATCTTTCTTTGCAGTGTCGTTGAGAATAAAGGCGTTTGAGGTGTTAATCATACTACTAGGACACTTTGGAGGTGAGTAACTTTAATTGGCATTGGATTCGCACAACTTGATGATATCATTTACGAAGAATACCTTTGTCTTAGACTCATTCATCTTCTCTTCGATTTGATTCATCATCTCTTGCCATTGTGAACGATTGTAGTTATACTTCTCTTCATCATTCACACAGTTCAGATAGAATCCAGAGAATGTCAGTACATCATACATCAGAGAGGAAATATCCTGACTCCGATAATACTCACGAGAGAGAATGTTGTATGCCTGAGCATCAGTAATATCCTCTTCGATTCTCACCAATGGTATACGCTCAAATGCAGCAAAACCGAACCGATTAAGATTCTTTTTCTCTGCAGAACTTAATTCAAACCAACCATCAGGAGTTGCACAAGATACAATCTCGTATTCCTGTTGAGTTAGGTCGATTCGGCGGCGCATGGTGAGAGTGCTTATACTACTAAGACACTTTGGAGGTGAGTAACTTTAATTCAGAACAGATTGCGTCCGAACTGACCACACAGATAGAATGCCATTCCTTTATCCTTAAGGGTCACACCTGCAAAGGTCAGAGGAACATAGCGACCGTTGGTTTTAGATGCTTTGGTGCGAATCTGCAGCAGTCCGTTAGGTCCAGTGATGGTCGTTAGTTCTTTACCAGCATCAAAAAGTGTGCGGATGCTGTTACAAATGAACTCATAATCCTCACGCAGTTCCTGATAGTGTTCGGGATGAGTTTCCTCATTCAGTACAGCACAACCCACATAATCGTTGGTACGGGTGAAACCAACGTAGAGAGTTTGCTTCAGTTTCTGTCCAACCTTACTCTCATCAAAAGACACACAATCTTCGATGATTTCAGGTAGACAATGCTTCAACTGTGTGGCAGCAATGCTTTCACCAACTGTTAAAGTCTTAAGTTCACCATCCAACATATCTTTCAGGTTGGAAGTGTTAGGAATACCCAGAGCAAGTTCTAACAGTTGCCCGCGAGCACCTTTGTTCTTTCCAGGTTTCGGAAATATACTGAAGTCGGTTACTTTCAGTTTGCCAAATGCTTGATCTGTGGTTAGGTTGGTCATGGTGAGTGTGGTGGTGACAATACTAGGACACTTTGGAGGTGAGTAACTTTAATTCACAGACCGTTGATGAAGTCTGCGAGCGCATCTTTGTATTCAGTTTCAGTAGCAAATGTGCGACCGTGAATGGTACGCGGATAGGTAACTTTCTGACGCCCAGCATCAGCAATCATTTGGCAGTCTTGCTCATCGTAACCCATTTCGATGAGGTTTTGAACGTAGGGATTGGTGTTAGTCATACTACTAGGACACTTTAGAGGTGAGTAACTTTAATTACTTGAATGTTCCGTTGACTCCAACTACTTTTGCTGTAGGATTTCGTGCTTGTGCAGTCTCACGGGCATCTTTGGGAGAGTTAGCATACACTTCCTCCCTAAAGACTTTGCCAGAAACGTAGAGTTGAACTTCGTACTTCATGATACTTTAATCAGTAAAGAGGGCAGAAAGTTCCACACCACTTGCGAACCCATTGTAGAGTTTCATCGTAAGAAGTGCGGGGTTTCGACATAGGCATCGAAACATTCTTTTCGGGATTGTATGCAATAGCGATGAACTTGTCATTCACTTGCTGAATCCACATTTGATTTACCTTACCTTCTTTCCAGTTGGTATGGTAGTGGTAAACTTCAGTCATTTGTTGAGTGCTCATACTACTAAGACACTTTAGAGGTGAGTAACTTTAATTCCTTGTTACCAGGTTCCTCTTTGGATGTGGATTTTACGAATCTCAGAGTAAATAAACTGCTTAAGTTTAGGGTCGGTAGTGTTATCAAAAGCATAATACAGACGATTCAAATACTCATCTTGTGTTGCACATTTGATTGTTTCTTTTGTGCTCATTCCAATCTCATTCAATGATGAACCTGCCTTAGATTTCGGTCGTCCAAAGTTACCTGTTACATTACCAGATGTCCTCAGTTTAGGACGAATCTTTGAGAGGTTAGAGTAAGTCATCAGATGGTGGGTTCAGTAATCCAAATAGCACGGTCAGTTCCCATAGTAAACTGATTGTCCCAGATGAAGTGAGTTGCTTGCTGATTGCTCATTTGAAACTCACTCATCAGAAAGTTGAGTGCTTCTTTGAATGTTTGGAAACGATGTGTCTTTCTCATACTACTAAGACACTTTAGAGGTGAGTAACTTTAATTCTCACCAAGATTTGGCGATGGTGAAGTTGGCATGTGAGAATGTTTCACGATCAACTACTTTGTAAGTGCCAAACTTGTTGTTGATGACGTAACCTTCGTGGAAACTTGCTTCACCATTGATGAAACACGCAATCTCATCCAGTTCGTGAATGAACAGGAACAAATCATCCTTGATAGACTTCACCAACTTCCAAATACGGATGAGGTTCTTGTCACAATCACATTTTTCTGCAATTTCATTTTCATCCACGACTCTTTGCTCACGGATGCAAGCGTTAATCTCTTTTTTGATTTGTGATGCTTTCCTATCAGACACAAACTCACACAGAGTGCTCATTTGCTTGGCAAACTTACACACATCCTCCAAATCTTCCCGATAAGGGTTCAGTTCGACTTCAGGTTGCACGAACAAACACTTTTTAGTGCTCTTGAGTTTGCTAGACAAAGGAGCAGCAGAAACCTCACGTAGGTCATCACCACCACTGTAGATTGTGTGTGGAGCAATGATAATGTCCTGAGTGATTACCTGCGGGAAAACGTAAGTAATCGTGTTGGGGCGATAAGTATCATCACCGCCAAAACCAATAAAATCACCTTGATAGATACGATTTGTGCGAGGTAGACTATCAAAGCAAGCATGAAGAATAGACGCAACTTTGCCCTCATGGTTCGCATCAATTTCTTCATGAGAATGATTGATCTTGATCTTTACTTTGTTGAAAACGGACTTGGTGCCAACAAAGAACTTTCCATTGGCAGGATTGCGTCCCCAAACAATAGCGGGAGCACCATCGATCTTGACGGAGATAGTAGAATCAGCACAAAACCAATCCAAGACAGAAAGGTTACCTGTGAGGATCTGATCTTCAGGATGTTCAAGATGTTTGTTTTGTACAGGTTGCTTGCTCATACTACTAGGACACTTTAGAGGTGAGTAACTTTAATTCAGTGGAAGTTTGCCGACGCTCTTACCCTTCTTGTGGTCGTCAATGAACTTCCTTGCTGATGCTTCGGTCCTACACACTTTGAGTTGCTCTCCGTTGCAAATAACCATCAGTTGATTACCATAGGGCACCGCTGCATAGTTACCTTTGCCGACAATAAATCCTTCTTTCATACTAGAAACCTCTTCTCATACTCCAGCAAATCTGATGGTGCTGGAATAATGTTGTCATCATATTCTACAGCATTGTCCCACCTTGCACCATTCTTTTGATACAGTTTGATTCCTAAGTGCTGGTACTTGAGATTAGTTGGAACGTAAACTTTGTAGTCGATTCCATCATTCTCAGTGAGCATACTAAGTTGCCTGTTCTCATCTTTGGTGACTGTGATTGTGGAGCAAGACAACCAAAACAGGTTCTCAAATACGTCATAGTCTGACAGGTATTTTTCGGGGTTGTCCATAATCATCCGACCAATAAATTGTGGAGACAAGCAGTGATCATGTGTGCGCTCTTTGGCATCACTTTTCGCTGCCTCACTTATCAGACCAAGGTGATTAACTTGCCCACAATCAAACACACCAATGTAGTACAAACGTGTGATGGGTCGGAAGAAATCAGGGTCGCCCCAGTTATCTACATTTGCCGCCAACGAGTTAAATGTGGTTTGGCAGTACGCTTTCCAGTTCTTGGGGTTCATTTTACGAAAAATTGTGAATTTGGTTGCAGTGGATGGGTTCTAGGTCGTTCCCAGTGAAATTGCAGAAAAATCAGGTTTTGACCCCAGTGGTGGACTGGGGTCTCAGCGAGACTCACCTGCGAATCGTGCTGATGGCAGGTTCCCCCTTCTGGAAGATGGTATCCACCACAGACTGAACTGCCTTAGCGGTGGTGATACCAACCTTGCTATAGACAGGAACACAAACCAGACCGAACGATTTGCTATACTGGCACAGGTTGCCAGGTTCGATACGTCCATCGCGCAAACCTTTGGCATCATCGTGATGC